AAAAACGGATACTTTTACAAAAGACCACAAAGTTTCTGTCATGTAGATTTTGCTGATACATTTGCAGTTTATGAAAGGTAGGAAAAACACTATGACACTATTACAACACATTAAAAATATTAACGCTAAGTCTAAAAAATGGATGGATGAAAATCCAGGCAGTTGGGCTGGTATGGTTACTGAAGATATTAAGTATTGGAATGACCAAGGTATATTCACGGTAGAAGAGTATGAGCGTGATAGTCTTATCACAAGTGTATATGAAATGCACAAAGACGCCTATGGTGTAAAAGGCAGACACTATAATTTCAAAGAAATGTCAAACGAAGATTTAGAAAAAGAATTAGAACACCTATGTAAGGTGGCAAAAGCGGAGCGTGAAGCTGAAGAGAAAGCCGAAGAACAGGCGTATCAGAACTTTGAAAACCAAATTACTAAGTTTATGAAACTTGGTGCAGGTAACCGTGATATTGCGATTAAATGGTTACTTCAAGCAGAGGGGCTTGACAAAGAACAAGATTTAGGGTATATTTGTTATAATCTAGGTCTTGGTTATGACAAAGAATACTTATTTGAAACAAAACATTAACAAAAGGATATATTATGATAAGAGAAGTTTCTAAAGACAAATCAACTCTGTGTGTTACAGAGAAAGATTTAAATAAAAATGTGTACAGATATAAATGTCAGTACATTGTAACAATCGAACAAGATGTTGTGGCTAATAGCTTTGAAGAAGCTGAGGATGCTTTTGCGAATTCTGGTATAGAGTATAGTGAAATTACTCCTAGAATTACACACGAATATCCTGGTGTAGAAACACAATCAGTTGACGCAGATTATGACCAAAGTTTAATTCAATATATTGGTAAAGTTGCATATGAAGATGATGAGTATGCAAAAGAAGATGGTTATGTAGAAATCAATACCTATTTACCAGAAGATGAAGAGGTGGCTGCCTAGTGAAATATAACGAAGAAAAAATCTTAAAAGAAATTGGTGACTATATCAAATCAACATATGGTCAACATTACGCTCAAGTAAAAGAGGGCGTACAAGTACAAGACTTGCTAAGGTCTGTAGGTATAGACAAAGATTTCTGTCAAGCTAATGCAATTAAATATCTTGCAAGGTTTGGTAAGAAAGATGGTCGCAATCGTAAAGACCTTTTAAAGGCTGTTCATTACATTGTATTGTTAATGGATAGTGAAGATAACTCTAACCCTAAGGAGAAGTAATATGGTTTCTGAATTTGAAACACTTGATAAACTCAATCAAATCAATGACGCTTTAGACGCTAACGAAATTGCTACAGCTAAAGATGTATTGATGGTATTGAAAGACAAATACCAAACTATGTGTGATGAGTTTGATAAGTGGGCTGAAGAAGAAAGTCAACGACAAGATACGGATAACCGAATTTTTATGGAAGGCGATTGTGTTGAAAATCAAACGGATTTCTTCAAATAAGGGCTATACTCTGACCTTCCGAGGCTTCTTATCGTCTGTCCTGGCGCATCCTGGCGCCTCGATTTCCGAGAAAAAGTCGAAAAATCGTCATTTTTGTAGAAAAGTGCGACATTTTTGACCAGCAATAAGACTTGACAATATCCACCAATTTTGATAGGATATAAGAATATTAACAACAAACGAAAAGGACTATATGACAACAAAAACTGATTTTAGATACGACAAAGCAATGATATGGGCAGAATTCGATACTGCCAAAGACAAAGACACTAAACTAGGCAAAGGTAATGACAACAAAGTACATACCAATAGAATTGCCCTTTTAAAAGAATACATCAAGTTAGAAGATGAAATGCCAGATGTGTTTAGTGATGTAAATATAAACTTTAGAAATCTACTAGCAGTTTATCAGACGCCAAATCCTAGAGATACTTTCTATAAGTCGGTATTTGGTAAGACCTTTGAACAAGTACAAGCAGAACAACAAGCTGATGACTACTCAGAGGGTTCAACAAAAGAATTAAACTTAGCATAAAGGTTAAACATGGCTATAATCTATACTAATACATCTAGTGGTACTTTGAGACGCAATGCAAAGAAGATGAATAATCTATCTGTTAATCAGTTGGCTCAGTACAAAGAAGACTGCCGTTTATATAATAAGAATATGAAAAAGTCTGGTCTTCATTCACATATGTTGTCATTAGAAGATTATATTAAATACAGATTTGGCAAATTAAAACCAAAAACAGAACACATTGTTGGTTCTTATGAGCCTGATAAAGTTTACCGTAGAGAAACACCAAATTATCCTAGTGCATATGAAAAACTAGGTAATGGTGGTACTATTGACCATAAAGAAAGACAGGAGCGATTAGAGATTTCAAAACAATATTCTATTGTACCTGCCTATAACAAAGGTCCTTATATGGTTGTTGGTAAAGAGGACTTAAAAACAGCGGGGAGAAAAGTATGAACAAACTAACTATTGGTGCAATCATAGGTATTGTTTTTGTTTTTGTCTTTATGATGAATGACGCAAAAGCAGATACAAGTAAAGTTACTAATTGGTTTCAAAAAGAGTGGAACGAGATAGTGACTTTTCAAAAGGCTGGTTGGGAAGATGGCAAACAGCAATTAGCACAAAATAAATTACAGGTACAAGACTTGTTTAACAAGGTTAAAGAATATGTTACACAAGATTAGTCAATTCTGTGATAAAATAGATTCCGTCAAAAAGATGGCAGATGATTTAAGGGTGTTGAAATACGACACCCCTAAGTCACAAGAAAGAGATATACAAATTAATTCGTTAATAGATATTATACAGGCAGATTGTTTACTATTAGCACATGACAAAGGTAATTATGAAAAAATTGACACTAGCGATACTGGTCCTACTCCTAACGAGTGGCTGTAGTACAAATAGGTCACAAGTAGGTGCCGTAATGGGTGGTGCAACCGCAGCCTCAACATGTGTTCAGTTTACAGGTGACCCTTATGTTTTATTTACCTGTACAATGGCAGGTTCATTCGCTGGTGCAGAACTTTTATACAATTCGGATTATGATGTACACAATGCAGTATTCGTAGACCATTTAAATAATGGTCCTGCCGGTTCAAGTTATACAAACTGGTACAATCAGGAAACAGGCAATTCTGGTATTATTAAAACAACAAGGTCTTATATTGAAGGACCTATTAAATGTAAAGATTATGACGCAACAATAGATATTACAAATCAATGGCCATTAATTGGTCTTGGTAATGTGAATAGGAAAGTTGTCTTTGGCACAGCATGTCAATTGCCAGACGGACAATGGGTAGAAAAACCATGATACACGAATTAAAAAATTACTATGTTTGTGAACCTTTTCCACAACACAAATTATATAAAAGTAGATTATTAGATTATTTTGACAAGGCACCAGCAAAAGGGTTAATCAAAAACAATTTACAATATGAGAATTCTATATACAAATTAGATTACGCTGACGGTATGGATTTAAGCCGTGAATGGGTGCAAATGATTTTACACGATTTTTTAACACATATTGGTAATATGGCTGCTACATTTGGTTTTGAAAGTAACTTATTACACGCAATATGGTTTCAACAATACTTACAAGGCAACCAACACGATTGGCATACACACGGAGAAAATTATAGTGGTGTGTATTATGTTGAACTGCCAGATGATTGTTTAGGTACAGAGATATGGAATGGTGAAGATACCTTTATACCTAAAGTTAGAGAGGGAGATATTTGTATATTTCCTGCTTTTCAACCACACAAGTCACCTAAAATCAAAACAGAAGATACGAGAAAGACCATTGTATCATTTAATTTTGAATTAAAAGAATTTAAAGATGACTTTTTACAAGGAATGAATAGTAATGCGATTGTTTAAAATGTTCTTGGTTTGTTCTATGTTGTATTCCACGGTTGCCATTTCTGGCGAACCAGTGTATTATAGTAAAATAAAACCGGTTAATCCTGCTGAAGTGAATAATCAGTTTTGTTATATTAAAGTCGTTATCAAACAAAAAGGTGACGAAATTGTTAAAGAAGAGATTTTGGAGTGCGCTGATGGTAGAAACACATTTGATGGTCCTAGTTATTGGGAGTTGTTTGCTCAGTTTTACTACCGTGATGTTAACACACCAGAATATTGCAGGTACTATAGTAGACCTGAACATGCTTTTAAATCGTTCGGAAAAGTGTGTATGAACCAGAACGGTGAATGGGAGAAAAAATGATTAAGAACTTAATTATTATCGCTCTGGTAGTTTTTGTAATTCACAAGACGGATGTTAGTTTATCAGATATTTTAGACTATATTCAAATTGGCATTGACAAATTGCAAGAACTAGTATATAGTATGAAGGAGAAAGTATAATTATGAATAAATTGAAACTTGTAGGTGCATTAGGATTAGTTGCCATGTTAGGTGCTTGTTCTAGTACAAACTACTCTATTAAGTCTGAGACTAGTGACCAGTTGAACACGGTACCTAAGTGGTACATGGCCAACATTAACGAGACAGACGCTTGTAACCTTGATAAAAATATCATAGGTATGGTAAAAGAAGAGACAGCAGATAAACAATGTATATATGGTGTTGCTACTTCCGTATCGCCAGACTTACAACTTGCTATTGAAAAGGCAAAGATGTATGCTAAATCAGAAATGGCTGATATTATTATGGGTAAAATGAACAAGCAATCAAAACAATTTATAACTGAACTTGGTAAGACAGAGACTAAAACCGTAGTATCCGAAGTAGAAAGTGTATTAGTTAACTCTATCAAAAATACACCAGTTAGAGGTTATGAAATCTTTGCACAAGATGTAACATTGACGAAACAAGGTTATTACCGTGCGTGGGTAGGGTTGAGATTGCCATTAGGCAAATACAACAAAATGTTTAACTATAATATAGAACAAGCTGTTGACGCTTATAATTTAAAAGAAAAGGCTCAAGCGGCTTTTGAAAGTGTGATAGAAGATGACAACCAAAATACAAATATTCAGTAAACCTAATTGTGTTTATTGTACTAAGGCAAAAGCACTAGTCAAAAACCTAGGATTTGAATACGAAGAGAAAGTGTTTGGTGAAGATTATAAAACGCCTGAAGAGTTATATGAGGCAGTTGGTAAACAAGTAAGAACTATGCCTCAAATAAAAATTGATAATGTATTGATTGGTGGATATAATCAATTAGTCGAATACTTTAACGATAAAGGCCTAGTAAATTTTAAAGGCGAAAAGATTAGTGGCTGATGATAACATTATTATATTTCCAGAGAACAGAATTGTTAAACCAACTGGTGCAACAAACGAAGAACAGAAATATTATAGAACTAAGGTAAGAGAACGACAAGCAAGAGAATATGTTGAAGCTAGTGTTGATATGTTGGCAAGAGATATGTTAAGTAGATTTGTAGATATGGGTATGAAAACCAACACAGAAGCATTTACTAAAGACCTTGCGTTGACGATTGATTGTATCAGAGGTATGATATACAGAGATTTTAAGATTGAACATCCAGCTCAGAAAGTATCTGAGGAGATGGTCACACTAAAAAGAACTAAGGGACAAATATCGGCAAAGTTAGATTATGCCAAAGTCCTAAAGTTAGAAGGATTACAAAGTACAGATGGTCTAAGCGAAGATACATTAGAAGACTTAGAAGATGTTAACGCTTCTATTGAGTTTATACCAGACTTTGATAATGATAAAGATGATTAAAGAATTCAGACAAGCCAACTACAATTGTACGCTTGCCTTGTCGAATAGTGGCGACTTAACGCAGATTGAAAGGAGTAACAATAATGTTACAATATATTATGAATAAGCTAACATCTAAAGGAGAAAACGATATGGCTAGAACAAAGCAAACTAAAACTGAAAAGGTACTAAACCTTTTAACAAAAGGTCAACCAGTATCTTGGAAAACTCTAAGAACTAAGTTTGATTTAACTTCACCAGCTTCAATGATTGGTAAGTTGAGAAACGAAGGCTTGATGATTTATGAAAATAGAACATCAACAGGTGTTTCATACAGAGTAGGAACTCCGTCTAAGGCTGTTATTGCAGCTGGACAAGCGGCTCTATTCGGTAAACAAGGTTACGCTGCCTAATTATAGGTAGAACCTAGTGAGTGGGGGAGAAATCCCCCACCACATTTTTAAATGCATATGACAGAATTTAAGAACGGTATATTCAACCTTTTAAGAAAACTTGGTACTACAAGTTTAGGTAGAGCTACCGTTTACACTATTGGTCACATTATCATTGCTATGACTTGTAACAGATTAATTACAGGTGCAGAATGGAAACTAGCAGGAGTTGACGCAATAGTAGAACCTATGATAAACGGTGTTTGGTATTATGTACTAGACAGAATGTGGACAAAAAATGGCAAAATTTTATAAAGTATCACCAAAGTTTAAAAAATCAATTTTTGAGTATCAATCATATCAAAGTGAAGACGGAAGTATTAGGTTTCAAACTGAAGAAATGTACCGTTGGGGTCACGCCATTTTCAAAGTAGAAAGTGATGAAGAACTAACAGAGATTATCGGTGACAAAGATGATGATTATAATGAGTTTGAATTTGACCATACAATGACCGAAGACCAAGAGGTAGATGACCAATGTTCATTCTATTTTGAAAATGTAAAAGGTATTGATACACAAGAATTAGATGTGAAGTTTGAAGAAGAAGGTTATGATTATATAAGAGATGTTTACGGAGACCCACATGACTTTTATGTGGTGTACCATGGTCCACTTAATGTAGAGGAAGTTACAGATGAGTGGCAAGGGAAGTAAACCAAGACCAATACCTGACCCTAAGAAATATGAAGAGAATTGGGACAGAATATTTGGTAAGAAGACAGACAAGAAGAAGGATAAATAATAATACCGAAATGATTAACAGGAGAAATTATGGTTACAGATAATCCAAATCTAATATCTCGTAAAGCTATGAACGCCATGGCTACTACAGATGGTTCTAGTGCAGAGTTACTTTCAGAAATTTTAATTAAAGTAAATAATGCAAAAGACAAAACAAAAAAAATTGCAGTCCTAAAACAAAACGATAGTGAACCTTTAAGAATGATTATTAAAGGTGCATTTGACCCTAAAATTCAATGGGATTTACCGACAGGTACACCACCTTTTATGGCAAATGAAGTACCAAAAGGTACAGAACATACCTATCTCAAAAATGAATCCAAAAGACTTTGGCACTTCATCAACGGCGCTGACACAGCTACAACAAAGACACAAAAAGAGACTATGTTTATTCAAATGTTAGAAGGTTTACACATTGAAGAGGCACAACTTTTATTGGACACTAAAGATAAGAAATTAAACAAGGTGTACAAAGGTCTAACCGAGGCTGTTGTCAAGGAAGCGTTCAATTGGGACGATAATTTCGTAAAAATAGCGAACAAATAGAGAACAAAAGTGTTGTATTTTTGCAACACTTGTTCCCTCTCTTAATAAATCGTTGATTTTACTCGCTTTTTTATTTTAAAAAAAGTGAAAAAAGTGCTTGCCAGTAGCCCCCTTTTAGTGTATTATATAAATATAAACAAAAGGATATACTATGAAAAAAGTGATAATTGGTTTGTTAGTGTTTTGGGTTGGTTTCAACCTCGCTTACAACCATGTGAATGCTGGTGAGTATGACAAGGCCGTTCTTGGTAATGTCATTACAAACTCATCCGAAATAGATAAAGAAAAACTTTTTGAAGCAGAATTGGCTAGAATTGGCCATCAATACGCTTTAGAAATGGTTTCTATCATGCAAATATACCTGCCTAGTATCATTGAGGGTGCTATGGCCGATTTAAGACTAAAATTAGACGAACAACATAAGTGCTTGTTATTGAAGGACACGAAAATTGCCGATAAGCAATGTCAGTAGTCGAGTTTATACAATTCGTACACACTATTATACCAATTGAACTGAGAGTAATAGTGTATGGAGGTTTATTATTCTACTTGTATGTCACACTAAAGGAGAGAAATAGTGCAAAGCAAGAAAGCAAAGATAAAGCGAATGATTAAATCCGAATGTGAGGCTACGGCCAATAGGAAGTATAAAACTACCTATAAGGATATCAAAGCATACTTTGACTTAATTAACAAAAGTATGTTCTATGGTCAGTTGTCACCATTCAATGATATTAATATTCGTAATTTGATTAGACAGAAATGTTATGGTCAAGTATGGATTAAAGACAATAAAAAGAAAGGTACTCGTTGGTACCTTTTAGAGATGAGTGACTATTACAAAAACAAAGAAGAGTTTTTGA